AGGTTTATCAGAATCTTCCAGGGCAGGACAGCACCATGTTCTTCGATTTGGAGACTGGTGAACACGATGACTGCACCGGAGTAACGATCAGCCCTGAACACAACGTCTTCTCGCCGACGCTGATCTACCAGCGCGGGAAGAATGTGCAGTACGCGCGTGTTATGGGGCTGAGCCTGTGCACGCACGTCAGCATGTACGCGTTTGTGATCCGTTACACTGACGGAAAATACTGCCTCGGAATCACAAACGAAAAAATGACACCGAATCAAATAAATGAGGATCTGATGTCTGTTGTTGATGTTGACTCGATATCCATTATCGATGGTGGTGATTCTGCTCAGATGATGCGCTACATCATGAAAGAACATCGCGTCGAATATACACGGACAACGCCGAGACCGACAGCTGGATGTATCGCGCTGATCGGAAAGAAGATCGAGAGCACTCCCGATCAGACTCCACACAGCGAAGATCCAGAAGCGACACAGGACGAAGAAAAGAAAGATGAGGAACAAGACATGTCAGAAGTAAAGCCTCAGGAACAGCCGGAAATGAGCCCTGTGGAGGGATGGACGGATCCGGAGCCGAAGACAAACATCATCGCGGAACGGATCGCTGCGTTGCTCAGTGTGAAGAGTATTCTCACGCTATCGCTCACCATCATTTTCGGATACCTGGTGGTGAATCAGATTGCCATCCCGGATCTCTTCAATGAGATCTATAAGATCGTGATTCTGTTCTTCTTCGGTTATCAGACCGGAAAGGCTGCGGGGAAATGACGAACACACTACAACAGCAGCTCGAGGAACTCAAAGAGGCGAACAGGAAACTGCTCGCCGAGAACGTAGATATTAAGATTGAAAACGAGAGGCTCAAGGCGCGGATCCAGAGCCTCGAATGCGTAAAGAAACTATTAGAAGGGGGTGGACTAAGCAGATGACAAGCGAACAGCTGACAGCGATCCTGCTCGCGGCTATGGCCGCTCCCGGCTTTTGGGAACTCCTGAAGGGACTGGTCGACAAAGCGATGAACAGGAAGCGCGTCACGAACGAAGAACTGGCGGACAGCCTTGTGGAGATCCGGAAGGGATACGACAACCAACAGAAGGACATCGATAACCTGAAAGATTCATTCAAGACTATGCGAGAAGAGGAAGGCGTGAAAGATGCACAGGCAGCTCGCCGCCGGATCCTGCGATTCAATGACGAGTTGCTTCGGAACGTCGATCATAGTAAGGAGTACTTTGACGACATACTGGAAGATGTACGGCTTTACGACGTATACTGCGGCGAACACAAGGACTTCACCAACGGTAAGACAGTTATGGCAACGAAGAACATCAAGCGCTGCTATGAAAACTGCATGGAGAAACACTCGTTTCTTAATTAAGACGCTCGAAGGACATTTCTCTCCTTTTTTGTTGGGTCTCACGGGATAACCGTGGGACCGTTTTTTTTGTTATACTGACTTCAGACAGAAAAGCCACATTCGATGTGACTCAAAAAAGCGCCTCCTTTCAGAGGCATTTTTTTGTGCTACAAAGTGCAACAAATGAACAGCGATGTGTTCGACACCTTCACGGTAAGGTTCACTTTATGAATCTCGCTCGAACACTCTTCGAGCATTGCCTCGTAAGACTCCGGGTTACCATCTGATCCGGTAAGCGAGAGCTCAATGACGGCTCTGATCGGGCCGTCTTTTTCTTTTGCGTCCCACAAGTAGATCTTCCTGACAAACACATCGACAAGCGTCTGCTGGCATGAGTCTTCGATCTGAGCGCGGTCCTTCAGCTGCATGAAGTATTCCCGGACCATCTCCGGAGTGATCGGAGGCTCGCTCGCTTCTTCCTTCCGGATCAGGAACGCCAGCTCGTCCTGCCGGTTCTCAAGTTCCTCCAGCATCTCTGAAAGATTCCTGGACCATGCACCATCGGCGATGGCTTTCGTGATGTTATTGATCTTGCGCTCGACATCAGCCAGCTCAGCCTGGTAAAGGTTCACGACTTTGTCCTGCTCCGAAATGTTATTCATGTTCTCCCGGTATGCCTCGACAAAGCGTTCGATCATCTCGTCTGTCAGGATCTGCTGATTCACGATCTGAATGATTCTCTTTTCCAGCCAGTGCTTCCGGACCCGTGCCTTTGTGCATTGGTGCTTCTTCCGTTTTACGCAGGAATAGTATTTGAAAACATCTCTATGCTTTCCCTGAGCACTCTCACCGGTCATAGCACTGCCGCATTCCCCGCAAAACAGCCTCCCTGCGAGGTGATAGGGGTCGAGCTCGATGTCTGCCCGTCTCTTTGTAAAACTCTTGTCTTTCATGCGTCTCTGGACCTCCTGGAACGTGGTCTTGTCGATGATCGGTGGGATGCCGTTAGGATCGAGGATGTCTTCATACCTGTAGATGCCGATATATTTTTCTTGTCTGAGAATGGAGTAAATGCTGTTCTTCCCGAACGGTTTCCCGTAGGATGTCCGGATCCCGAGGCTGTTCAGTTCAGTAACAATCTGCTCGCGCGTCTTACCCGACAGGTAATCTCGAAAGACCTTCTGAACGACCGGAGCGGTGTCCGGATCAATCTCATAACGGCCATCATCGCCTCGCCGGTATCCAAGAGGCAGCCGGCCGAGCGCTTTTCTCTGCAGGGCGGAGTCGTATGCTCCGCGCTTCACGTTCTCGGCCAGATTGCGGGAGTAATACTCAGCCATTGCCTCCAGCATTCCTTCCAGGATGATGCCTTCCGGACTGTCAGTGATGTTCTCCATGGCAGAGATCAGCTTCACGCCGTTGTCTTTCAGGCGTTTCCGGTAGACGGCTGCATCGTACCGATCACGCGCAAAGCGGTCCAGCTTCCACACGATCACGACCTCGAAGGTCTTTTTCTTTGAGTCGGCGACCATACGCTGAAAGGATGGCCTGCGGTCAGATGTCGCGGTCATCGCGCTGTCAGTGTATTCTTTTATGACTTTGTAACCGTTCCGTTCGGCAAAGGCATAGCAGTCACGCAGCTGTCCGGCGATCGATTCCTCACGCTGGTTTGAACTCGAGTATCTTGCGTAAATCACTGCTGGGATCATGATGTGATCTCCTGAAGCAGTGTGTTGATGATGTTGCGTATGCTTTCCGGCGCTCTGCGATAATTCTTAATCAGTTCTATCTCGTCAGCGTTAAGCATAAGACGTTCACCTTTACCATCGAGCAAATAAGATGGCTGCACTCCGAAAAGGATAGCAAGTGCGTGCAATGTTTCGGTTTTGATATTCTGAGTTCTTCCGGTTTCCCATTTTGCGACTGCTGACTTCTGGACTCCAATATACTCAGCAAGTTCTTCCTGAGTCATTTTCTTCTCTTTGCGGAGTTGCTTAATTATTTCTCCTGTTGTCATGGTTTTGTCCTCTTGTATTGTCATTATATCCTAGCATTCACCGGAAAATTAACGAAATTATCCTTTTCGGGAAACTTTTTATTGACAACCACAACTAAAGGGATAAGATAAAAGTGTCGCAAAAAGACACAAGAAAGGAAAGGAGGAGATGGATGAACAAAACGGCGCTCAGAGTGGTGATGATGCAGAACAGTGAGACTTATGAAGATCTTGCAGGAGTGCTTGGCATTGCGGTGCCTACGTTATCAGACAAAATCAACGAGAAGACTAGCAGAGGCTTCACACAGCCGGAGATCGCAGCCATCAAAGACCACTATCGCCTGTCCGCTGAGCAGGTTGACCTGATTTTTTTTGGGTCAGAGGTGTCCTAAAAAGACACTTTAAAGCAGTTTATGGCAGTTCATGACCATTTGAGACTGTTTATGACCAGTTAAGAAAGGAGCTGATGAAGATCCAGATCAACGAAAGAGACATGATGCGAATTCTGACAGCCGCAGTCAGGGAAATCAAAGCGGAACAAAAAAGAGAGCAGGCGGCAACCTGCTCAGAGAAAGGATATTTACATGAAAAGAGTAACACAAAAAAGACGACTGAAGAAGTCGGTTCGAGAGACTTTACAGGTGATAGTGGTTGGGACGATCGGAGCCGCACTCATGGTCGGGCTTTGGATCGGATCTGTGATCCAGACCAGCGAGAGAATCAGCACGATGGCTGTGGAGGTTGACAGAGGATGAATCTCAGCTGTGACAAGAAGCGCCGGGAGTTCGTCCAGAACGATGAGAACTGGGAACTCGTCGGAGAACTGAATGGCCTCGTCCGGGAAAAGATGCTGGCATACAAAGGAACAGAATGGTATGCCGTCGAGGTCCGGCAGAACGTGCAGCACTTTAACATTCATAGCCACGCACTTGAATACAGAGCCGAATGGACGCGAGTAGGAATCTGGAAGCTCAGCAGATCTGTGCGCGCATTCACTTATGGATGGAGCGTCTCGCAGATTGTTGATGAGATCAAACGAATTGACAAGGAGGAAAAGGAAAAATGACAGAGAACATGCTCGCGCTCATCATCATCGCGCAGCTGACCATTCTGGTCTTCATGATTATCATCTTCGCGCTGTATCTCCGGCTGAACCGGATGATGAACGCGTACATCGCATCAAACGACAGAGTTATCGCATCCGAAGAGGAGCGCGTCAGCCTCGCGTTTGAAGCGCTTGAACTACTGCTGAAATACTTCAGCGGAGTCACGCAAGAATGTGAAGACATCCAGGCGAAGTCAAAAGAGATCCTCAGCATCGCCGAAGATAAGGCACAGCACGCTCGACTCACCATGCAGGAAGCAAGGCGAATGCTGACAAAGGAAAACAATGTTGCGCCGGAAGAAACGCCGGCAGAGGAGGCACAGGCATGATCACGGCATCGATGAGAATCAAACCCGACGATAAGGGAATCACCTTCAACCGTGTCGTTGCTACCGTAGGAAGCAACGAACAGATCTGCATGGACCTGCGAACAATTTCACACGGATTGCAAATGAGAATCAAAAAGGAAGCAACGAACAAAAAAGACGAGGTGGCGCTTCGGTCGATGTATGAGGCTGCGTTTTTCGAGGGCTTACGGATGAGCGAAAAAGAGATCGGAGATATGGACCAGGAATTCTACGACCAGCTCCTTCAGAGACTCTTAGACGACGAAGTAGACGACGAAGAAATAGAAGGGTGCATTTGCTCATGATCAATGCCGTCAATATGGATGAATTGGCGGACGGACGCTTCAAAGCTGATCCCAGTAGAAAGGAGGCCACCGATGCCGGATCGGTTGATTAACGAGTCTATCCGGACCAGCGAAAAGATAAACAGCCTCACATGGTTTCAGGAAGTGTTATTCACTCGACTATTAACCGCAGTTGATGATTTTGGAAGATTTGACGCGAGACCAGCGATATTAAAGGCCAGCCTGTTTCCCTTGAAGAAAGATGTGACAGAAAAAACCATCGAAGATTCGCTCGATAAGTTAGTGACCATAGGCTTGGTGAACCTCTACGAAGTAGGCGGTAAACCGTACCTGTGCCTGCCAACATGGGCGGACCATCAGAGAGTCAGAAATAAGAGGTCAAAATATCCGGAACCAGTCATTTGTCAGCAATCTGCGGCGAATTGCGGCGAGTTGCCGCAGAATGCGGCTAGAATCCAATCCAATCCAATCCGAATCCAATCCGAATCCAATCCAATCACGCCGAGCGCTCCTGAGAGTGCGCTTCCGGACGACATTGTGATTTCGGATATCCCATTCAACACCTTCTGGGAGCTTTATCCGAGGAAAGAAGGCAAACGGTTTGCCCAGGGAGCTTTTACTACTGCGATGATCACGGAAAAGCCAGAGGTTATCATTGCGGGTTTGAAAAAGGTAATAGATCTGCGATGGTCTAAGATGCCGCCAGAAGAGCAGAGATACATTCCAAAGGCAGAGAAATGGCTAAAGGGGATGTGCTGGGAGGATGACGTGCAGCCATATCGGAAGAAACGAGTGAAGAAAACAGAAGAACTGCCTGAATATTGGAATGCGGATCCTATCCGCGTGAAAGAAGTAATACCTGCGACACAGGAAGAAATAGCAAGAGTAAAGGCGATGTTGAAAAAGACAGAAAGTAGGAATAGGAAATCATGAAAATCAAAGGAAGTTATTTTCGGCGCTGCATGGAATCAAATCTGTTCCAGATCGCAGACGGGAAGATCAATATCCACAGTTTTGCAAAAGACGGTACCGGAATGTTTCGTGTGCTGAAGAACGATGCGGATCTGGAGGATAAAGAAACTGTCGAGTTCTTCATCAAGAAATCTGATGCGGATATCATCAGTGCGTTTGATGAATTGGACATGGAGATAAATGAAGAAACGAACAGTATTGTATTCCGATCAGATAAGACGGTGATCCGTTTTCAAAATCAAACCGGCATCCAGGAGCCGAAGCCGAATATTGCAGAAACGGTTTTGATCAAGCTTGGAAGTGAAGAGTTTGTTAAGGCTTCTGCACTTTCAGAAAAGGACGCAAAAAATATGGGAAACATAACAGCTGGCTTGGTGTTCTGCCGTAATGGCCTGATGCTGTATGATTCCTCGCTCAGTGTGTACTACCGCTACTGCGGCCCTGATAACTGCGGTCCGGAAGTTCCGATCCGTGTACCCGCAGCAATTCTGAAACTGGCTGAACCAAAGCGTGAGTATTCGATCAGGCTCAGTGAAAAGCTCATGGTTTTCATGTCCGGATCGGAGATCCTCTATTCCGGTGTGTATGCCGGTCACAATGCAAAGATGATCGGATATGATCCGAAGCCGGATGGAACAATGACGATCGATGATGCGGCATCATTTATGGAACACATCCGCATGGCCGGAGCATTTAACAGCCTGGTGAGGCTCAGCATCAAAAACGATCTGCTGACGATAGAAAACTATTTGAATAACGATGATCCCCGGCTGTATTCGGCGGAAATGGCTGTGAATACAAATATCGAAGAATATTCGATCCTGATCAACGCCAAGGGGATGAATCATATGTTTTCCGGGCTCGAGGTCAATGGTTCAAAGCCGCTTGTTCTTGGCATGAACGATACTCTGATCCGGTCGGATGAGATTGACCGGTACATGGTAATGGGGGCGTGTTCGAATCCGGACAACGTGAAATTGAAACTGAAAGGAACCGGCGAAGATGGAGAACAATGATATTTTCGGGATGCTGACGGCAGATGCCGCAGAAATGCCCAGTGATAAACCGAAGAAGCCAGCGGCAGAGAAGAAACCCGCTGCAGAAAAGCTGGCCCCGGAGAAGAAAGAGGACAAAAAGGCTGCACCTCCGAAGAAATTCAAATATCCGTTCCAACTGTATATGGGATCTCATCTGAAAGATGTTACCGGCTTCTTTGAAGACGACAAGGAATATTCCGGTGAGGAAATCACAAAAGTCATGATTGGTCATGACGAATACTTCTTTACCGGGAAGATCGAATATGACTACATTCCCGAAACAAATACAGTGGTAGCGATGTCCATCCAGCACAAGAAAGGATAACAAAATGGATAAAAAGCACAAGAAGCCAAGACACTGCAAAAGTGAAGAGCTCAAAGGTCTGTATTTTCGAAATTGCCTGCTCAGAAACGCCCTGCTGGGAATGGGAAAGATGGGAAGGCGGAACAAGGCCATGCCGCAGAAGAAAGCAAATGGCTGACTATTGTTTCTATATCGTGGGAGTCGGAGGAACAGGGTCTCTTCTTGCAAGAGACCTTCCGCAGCTCCTGCTGCAGTACCGGAATCACTCGATGGTACTGATTGACGGGGATGTAGTTGAACGAAGGAATCTCATCCGCCAGCGGTTTCAGCCCGGAGATGTAGGAATGAACAAGGCGATCGCTATGGCCAACAAAATTAATTCGTTTTATCCGGTCGAATGCGAGGCTATGGATATTTACCTCACGGATAAAGAGCTGCTGGCAAGGATCAGAAGATCAGAAGCTATTCCTGTGATTGTTGGCTGTGTGGATAACAATGCAACGCGGCTGATTCTGGAGAACACTTACAAAGAACTGAAAACAGCAGTGTATATCGACAGCGCAAACAGCGCCTATTCCGGAAATGTATTCTGCAGCGTAAAGTCGAACGGAAAATATTATGGCAAGACCAGAAAGCAGGCTAAGCAGCTCAAGCAGAAGGATAGGAATCCAACGGAACTGTCCTGTACGGAACGCGCTGATGCGGGCGAGCTGCAGTACTTTGTGACAAATCTGCGGATGGCCAACTGTGTATTGGAACATTGCTTCAGCCTGATCCAGGCGGGCGATCCGGTGATAACGGGGGTGACGAAGATTGATCGATTTACGGAAATACATTATTGATCCCGAAGAGAACGACTTCTGCCGGCTGATCAAGACGGTAATGCGAAGAACAACCTGTGATTGCCTCGACCGTTTTGGAGAACTGGCGCAGTATGACGAAGATGTTCTGTATTCTGTGGCCATGATGCTGGACAACGATCCGGTTTATTCCTTTGAACTCGATGATTACGGTAACTGGGGCAACGAACTTAATGTGTGTTCTGAATACGCCATGTATCTGAGCCCGCTGCTTTATGCGATCATTACATCCATTTACAGGATCTCTGACTTTGAGGCAGTAGTCATCAACGGTTCAACCGCCGAGTTTGCTGACTGTATCTTCCACCCGGAGCAATACGAAATATACGAGGACTGGATGAAGCCAATGTTCGATGTGCTTGCAGATGCATATCAGAACGAACTGGAATTTACTGCAGGGACATTGTATGACGAGGACACCTCCGGAACTCTGGTGGCAGTGCGGTTCTTCTCCGGGCCGGATCCTACTGAATTAATGAATCTGCTCGGCTTTGGAGAAGCTTCAGAAGATGTGTATTACATGGATGTGATCCTGAATGACGGGTCATATACCATGAGCGGTCTGCAGATGGACATTGAGCGGCACGCAAGCTTGCTTGCGGATCTGATCGAGGCGGATGGTTTTGAAGAACACCGCAATGTCACAAATCAGATGGATATCGCCGCCATGAAAATAGGGATAGCCTATGAGCCTTGTAATGAAAAGATGAGCCATCTGATCGAAGAAGCATTCAGAGTCAAGGAAGCGAGGGAGGTGATCATGGTATGAGGCAGATGGTTATCCGGATAACGGATAAGTCAGAAGATGCCCAGTTGCTGTATAAGCGCGGCGGGAAGGAACTGTGGAAAACAATCGCATTGGACCGTCTCTCTGAGCTGATCAGCAACGCAGTGATGCAGCATCAGAGCGGAGAAAAGCCGCAGCTGCTTGATAAAAGAATCATTGCGATCGGGAACGGCTCCATGATTTTCCATACACCGGAGACAAAACGACTTGTTTTCTACAAGGGTAAGAGTTTCGAAATCAATTATCCGCCGTGCATATACCGCGTGACGTATACAGGCGATCGAATCAGAGATATCTGGTGCTATACGTTCTTCCGCTATGCAGGAGCGGATACGGAGCTGTTCTGTATGCCGATGCCGAATATGACCGGCAGCGATCATATGTGTATCGGCACTGCAGATCGAAACATTATTGACGGAAACGTAATCGAAGCAGTAGGGCGGATTGTTGACGCGGAATATACACATGATCATGTGGACAACCTGAAGGAGCAGACCAGCACGCTTAAGTGGTTTCGTTATCTGAAGAACCATAAAGTGAAACAGTCGGATCTGAAGAAAAGCGTGGGGAGACTGAGAGACTATGTCAAAACTTGAAATCAATTCATTGCCGGCGCATGAAGTGATGGCTGTGATCGTAAGATATCCGGATTCCACAGATGAGTACAGCGTTCTCCTGTATCGCAATGAAATAGAAGAATTCGAAGAAAACAATAACGTGAAGATACAGAGGATCCTTGACGGGATAACTGGGAGGGAGATTTGGCCATGCCGAGACAGTTGAAGCGATTCTATCCTAAAGGCTCTACCTATCAGAGGAAGACGCCGGACAAAGAAGGGCAGCGTGTCGTTAAGCCGTTCATCCGGAACGACTACGAAGAGATGCAACGCATCTGCAAGAATGAGCAATCCAAGCATCAGAAGGGATCTTCCGGATATTACAAAGCCGCCAGAGACTCCATCATGATGCATCTGGGAGTGAACTGCGGAGCACGGATAGAAACCCTGATCGAACTGACCTGGCGGGATATTATGGGCGGATATGTGACATTCACTGAGCACAAGACAGGCAAGCGCCTGCAATGGCAGCTGAATGACAAGGTATTCGCTCCGATCAAGAAGTACGTTAAGGAATTTGGGATTCTGGAAAACCAGTATCTCTTTACGGCCAACAGGTCCACAGATTTCCCACTGACAAGGCAGCAGGCATGGCGACGGATCAAGCACTATGCAAAGCTGGCAAAGATCGAATACCCGGTCGGATGTCATTCGCTGCGGAAATCCTATGCCCGCTGGGACTGGGACGAAAAGAAGGATCTGCTGCGCTGTTCGGCCCTGCTTGGTCATGAGGATCCGCTGACCACAATGACATATATCTGCCTGGAAAAGGGAGACGTTCACGAGGCCAGAAGACAGATTGATAACACCTCAAAATGGGTGTGATTTTCTTCAAAATGCAACATAACACGTTATGTAACATTTTGAACAAGGCAAAACAGCGGATATACCGATGAATAAAAGGCCTGCACAGGATTTGAGGGCCTCGTTGAAATGCAACTTAAGGTATATTCGGTAACATTTTAGAACAGAGGTTATGCAGGAGAAGAGGAGAGAAAAGAACGTGGGGTGGCAACCAGAGACACAACCGAAAGGAAGACCGCCAAAGAAGGCATACATTCATGTCCCGAGAAAAAACGGAAAAACGATGTTCGTAAAGAAAACGAGAGGAGAAAAAATGAGTGAAACATTCCATGTTGGCGATGAAGTCCAGTTTATTTTGGACGATGGGCGGATTATGAAACCGAGGTTTGTCATTACATCATTCAGCTATGACGGCACACTGAATGGCATTGGTAATGACGGAATCGCATTTTGCGATAAAAATCCTGCACGGTGGCGCAAAACCGGAAGGCACTTTGTTGAAGCTGAGAAACTGATGAAGGCATTGGAGGCTGACCACGAGTGACCATATTGACACCATACCCCTTGATGAAGTGGCAAGCAGAACAAAAAGGATACACTTGCAACGACTGTTATCTTTCTATGCAGAACTGTCACGATAGAAGCATATGCTGTGAGGACGAGACAGGACTGTGCGATTACTTTGAAGAGATGCCACGGGAGGCAGACCATGATTCAGATTGAAATGGATATGCCGAAATACTGCGGAGTAAATGAATGTCCGTTATGCACGCTCGGATGGAGAGACAAAAACCGTTATACAGAGTGGTGTCATCGCCCAAACGGCGGCTTTGTAATGGTCGGATATCATAGTGAAGAAAACAAAATACCTGATGATTGTCCCTTGAAGGAAGTAAAGCGCGGGAAGTGGATTCCCCATGAAGACGAGTACGGCGAACATGATGGCGACAACTGTTATCTCATAGGAAGAAAGCCACGGAAGTACAACATTCCGGAAGCAATGATCAAAATGTGGAACAGGAGGGCAAAGGAATGACCATCGAGAGGCTGATGAATTATTCTCACATCCAGTCAGACATCGCAGCGATTAGAGTTCAGCTGCAGGATCTCGAGCGTCCGATCAGTTCTCCGAATGGAAAGACGGATGGAGGACACGGAAGCACTCCGGGAAATCCAACAGAGAGAGCTGCCTTCCGCAGAATGGAGCTCGAAGATGATCTCCAGGAATATCTTGATCTCCTTGAGAAAGAAGCAAAGGAAATAAACGACTGGCTCCGAAAACTTGGAAATCTTGAGGTCGAGGCAATCATCCGATGGCACTTCCTGAACGGCAAGACATGGGCGGAAACATCAGGAATCATGTATAAAAATCTATCAAAAGATCACTGTCGTAAGGTCTTCTATCGGTTCAGAGACGACAACATGGACTTATTTGGACCGATTTGACCACCCATGACCACTCTTCGCTATGTTATATGTTAATCGGAGAGTCAGCGCAGGGGAGATGTGCTGACTTTTCTTTTTTCGGAGACGGTCATGGATGAGGTAGAAGAATTCAGAGAGCGAGCGATCAAAGTGCTCGCAAAGATCAGAGACAAACGGAAAGGATCCTGCAGCAGGCAGGCGATGCTTGAAGCTGCCGCGATGCAGTATGCGATCGAGGTCCTGAAGAAGGTTCCGCGTGAAGCTGAACAGACAGACAAAGACTGATCCGTTCTATACCTCAACACGCTGGCTGAAGCTGAGACAGGCAGTGCTCAGGAGGGATCACTATCAATGCCAGCAATCAAAGCGAACGAAGATGATTCCGGATGAAGCCGTTCTGGTTCATCATGTGTTGCCGCGTGAAGTGTTTCCGGAGTATCAATGGCAGTCCTGGAATCTGATCAGCCTGTCCATGCAGGCTCACAATCAGATGCACGACCGCGAGACGGATCATCTTACGGATCTCGGAATGCAGTGGGCTGTCCGGATCGCTCGGAGGCAAGGACTTGATCTGAAAAAAATTGAGGAACGATTGTCGCGCTGGCAATGATCCCCCCCCGGCATTTTTCCGCCAACCTGACCGGTCCTCAC